TGATATTCGAGGCGCGTCTGAGCGGCGTTAAAATGCTCAACATAGCCGATGGCGGAGATGAGCCATATTGTTCGATAGAAACAAGGGCTGCCAATGGACGTAAGGTGGCGGAATTGCATAAAGACCCGGTTGAAAGATTGATTTGGGAAGTAAAAATGAAGTTCGCCTGGTTGCTTAGAAGTTCACGCGCAAACCCAGAAAGACACCAGAAGATGTTGTCATGCCGCCCTAATGTGTGGAAAGACCCACTTAAATTTGCTCCATGCCTTCTCGGGCAGAGACGATGCGATGAGTTTTGCGATGATGTTGAGAACAGGCTATCTCAATGCCGTTCGTAAAGGGACAGTCAGGCAATCCGGGCGGTAAGCCAAAAGAGCTAAAGGGTGTGATTGCTCAGGCACGCCGAATCAGCCCATTGGCTCTGCGAGAACTGAAGGCCATCTTGAACGATCCTGAAAGCGGCAAGCAGGCGAAAATAGCTGCGGCGGCAGTTGTCCTTGACAGGGCATGGGGAAGGGCTCCACAAGCCGTTGAACACGCTGTTGACGGGAACGTAACCCTGACATGGAAGTCGAGATTGACTACACGCCCCGAGACGAAGCCGTAGACCGCTTCCACGATCGCGCCGAGCGGGTGTGCTACTGGATCGCGCACAGGCGGCGCGGCAAGACGGTCGCCATAGCGAACGACGGGCTGAAGCGCGTCAGCGAAATCCCAATCAAGGGCCGCGAGCACGCGCCACCAAAGATTGCATGGATGTACCCGACGCGCGTTAGGGCGAAGGACATCGCGTGGAGCTACCTGAAGTTCTACGCACGCAAGATCCCCGGGACGCGGGCCATCGAGAGCGAGCTTGCGATTGAGTTCTCGGACGGCCGGCGCTTCACGCTCTATGGGGCTGACGGGCACCGCGGCGTCGGGCAGTACCTTGACGGCATCTACTACGACGAGCGCGACGACATACCGGACGGCGTTGTGGTTGACCTGGCGCCGACGCTCTCCGACTACCACGGATTCAGCGTGCACGCTGGGATGCTCCGAGGTCGGCATCGCCTATGGAAGCTGCGGCAGGAGTCCAAGGGGAATCCCGAGGTTCTCAACATCATGGAGAAGGCCAGCGAGACGCACGTCATTCCCGACGACGAGCTTGCCCTGCTGAAAATCGAGATGGGCGAAAGCGCCTACGCGCTGCAGATGGAATGCGACCCGAATGCCGCGCTCGCCCACGCCATCTACGGCGAATGGATGGAGAAGGCACGTGCCGAGGGGCGCGTGTGCAAGATCCCATGGGAAACCAGCGTCCCGGTTGACTGGTTTGCGGACATCGGGCATTCGCTGCGCGGGGACGACTGGAGCTGGTGGGCCGTGCAGATGAAGGGGCGCGACATCCTGCTTCAACGCTATTTCTCGAACACGAACAAGGCGCCGAGCTGGTACGCTGCCGAGATCCACAAGTGGACTGAGGAGGCCGGCTGCCCGATGGGATGCGTGTTCCTGCCGCACGACGGCAGCGCGCAGGACCGCAATGGGCGGAGCGCGAAGGACGACCTGATGACGGCGGGGATAGCCCGCTGCAAGGTCGTGGACCGGACGCCCAACCTGTGGAACTCCATCAACGATGTGCGCGACACGTTCGGGCGGTTCTGGATTGACGAGGCGAGGTGTGACCTGGACACGAAGGTTGGCACGCTGCCTGACGGCTCGCCCTGGACGCTCCCGAGCGGTCTTGACTGCCTAGACCTGTACACGAAGAAGGAGCGGACGGACGGCATCCCAGGGGAGGAGCCGGACCACAACGCCTATAGTCATGGATGTGTTCTCAAAGGAACGATTATAACCACTGATTCGGGTTGTAAGCCAGTAGAGTGCATTAAGGCCGGAGACTACGTTGCAACGCCAAAAGGAAGGGCTAGGGTTAATGCTGCGACGCTTACGGGCATGAGGACCGATCTAGTGGAAGTCACATGGTCTGACGGGTCTCTCCTGATTTGCACCCCAGAGCACCCTATCTTTACCAACGATGGATTGACAAGGGCTGATGAATTGCGCATCTTAGCCGAAGCATGGACACAAGAGACAAGCCCGAATCCGTGGTTTTTAACGGCGTTAGGTATCGGTTACAGGGCAGCTACTACCTCGCGCCTATTGGCTCCCGTGATAAGCATTGCAACCTTCATAGGGCGGTGTGGACGGCTGCTCATGGGCGCATCAAAACTGGACATCACATACACCACATCAACGGCAACGCTTTTGACAACAGGCTTGAAAACCTCTCCTGCGTACGGGCCTTCACCCATCTCAGCGCCCACGCAAGGGCGAGCAAGTGGAACGCTTCAGGAAAAAATGTCGAAGTGCTCCTCAATTTGGCAATACCCGCAAGCAAGGCGTGGCATCGTTCCACAACAGGTAGGAAATGGCACAGGAAGCACGGCCTTGATGTCTGGGCAAAACGACAGCCTTTCACTAGAAATTGTAAGCATTGTGGGACGCCATTCGTCACCAAGGTTTATCATCAGCTTTTCTGCCGAAGACTTTGCAAGCAGCGGTTTAATAATGGATCGGTGCCAACGGTGGATAAGAAGTGCGTTGTCTGTGGTTCTGCCTTTGTGGACAAAAGCAAATGCCATGTGGCAAAATACTGCTCGGAAAAATGCAAATGGGAAATGGGTCGTGAGCATCGAAGAGTTAGAGTTGCGCGATCCCGTTCCAGTCTACGATCTGACGGTTGAGGGTGATCATTGTTATTTCGCGAACGGAGTACTGGTCAGCAATTGCGACGCGCTGCGGACCTTCATCGAGGCGTTCAAGGCGGGCATGCTGGACGGCACAAGCGCGGTTGCGCAGGCGTCGAGGCGTGGAGGACCGGACCGCCCCCGCGTGCTCCGCGGTCCCGGGCCGGGCTCGTACCCGCTTGGGTACGCGAAGTGGGGGCAGCGTCGGGAGACGATACGGCGATGATAGCGGCGTTCTTCATAGGGGTGATCGTTGGCGCGGGGGCGCTCTTCGTGGTGTGCCTGTGCTTCGCGGCGAAGGACCCAAACGACAGGCTTGACGACCTGTGAGGGCGCACGAGAAATGAGCCCGTTCGAGGCCATTGGCGCGCACTACATCAGGCAGGGCGTGTCGTTTGCCCACGCTCTTGAGGCGTGCATGAGGTGGGGGTTTGTGGAGAGCAAAGGCGACTACCACCTGATGGCGATTCCTACGCGGCGTGTTTGGCTGGACTATGGGCTGCATGCGGCGTGTCCGATTGAAGAACAGGCTGACACCTGGTTCATCATGGGCATGGCGGGCGACATGGAAAAGGCGTGGTCCGCCGAGCCCTGCCCGCTGCCGTGGTTCGCCTTCGAGCGCGGGAAAAGGCTTCACATTTGGCGAAGAGAGCGCATAAGTGCGCTGACGCTACGCCACGGCGCCACGATACCGGCATGACCAACAACGACGGACACGCGAGGCTTTGGCGCAGCGACGCGGGCAAGACCGCGCTCGAATGGATAGACCCGTTGTCCGGCTATGGGGTCGCGGCGATAGGCAAGGCGCTGAACAAGAAATCGAATGCCGGAGCGGCTATCCAATCGCTGCCCATCCCCGTGCCGCAGCCGCCGATAACGCCGGCCAATCCGCAGGTGTTGGCGGCGCAACAGAACTTCGCGCAGGCGACGCTTGGGCAAAAGACGGTGAGCGACACGATATTCGCGGGGAACACGGGCGGCTGGCGTCCGGGCGACCCGGGAAGCCCCGGGAATCCGGTGGCGCCGAAGGGGTTCAAGAGGGGAATATAGGCCATGGCAAGCCGCGCAGATCCTTTGGCGTTGGAGCAAATCAAGATTTACGACTCGCTCAAGTCGAAGCGCGTGAGCGATCACGACAACGACTGGCAGGGCATCAGCGACCTAATGCTCCCGCAGGATTCGAACATCACGGTAGACAAGCTGAACACGAACACCGACGAGTGGACGCAGCAGGTGTTCGACACGACGGCGATCCAGAGCGCGCAGACCTTCATGTCGGGCTACTTCAACTGGACGACTCCGCAGCAGCAGGCGTGGGCGGGGTACGCGACGCCGAAGAGTCTGGGGGATGTCGGGATCGACGGGCAGGAGTTCTGGGCGGCGGCGACGGAGGACGTGATGGCGACCTTCGGACGCAGCAACTTCTATTCGATGCGGGCGCTCGGGTGCCTTGGGCTCGGGGTATTCGGGACGGACTTCATTTTGTTCGAGGAGGACGAGGAGCAGCCCGGGGAGTTCAACTTCCGGCACAACCGCATCTCGACCTACGTCATCGAGGAGAACCACCGGGGGGTCGTGGACACGACGAGGCGCGAATTCAAGATGACGTTCCGCCAGGTGCAGCAGAAGTTCAACCGGGCGAAGGACAATATCCCCGAGGACATGGAGAAGCAGGGCACGGGGAGCGACACGGCGGCCCAGAGGAAGTTCACGTTCCTGCATTGCATCTTCCCGAGGGAGGACAGCAAGCGGCTCAAAAGCAGGAAGGACGGCGAGAACAAGCCCATTGCTAGCGTGTATATTTCCGTGGACTTTAAGCAGGTCGTGCGCGTGAGCGGGTACGACGAGGAGCCGCAGCTGGTGCCGAGGTTCACGAAGTGGGGGACGGATTCGCCTTACGGATTCGGGCCGGCGTACGTGTGCCTGCCGGAGGCGCGCGAGCTTAACTACATGGCGATGTGGATGGACGCGGCGGCGGAAAAGCTGATCGACCCGCGGCTCCTGATACCGAGCAATTTGG